GGAATAGATCCTGCCTGTCGCCATCGTGCGGCCAGTAATGGTCATCAAACGTGACGCTGTTTGCGCGGCCCCAATCGGCCAGCCATTGCGCATAGTGCGCGATATGTTCGCCGCTGTTCTCGTAATACCCAACGAAGCGGTCCCGCGTGCCTACTCGCTGGTGCAGCCATATTGCCAGCATGTCGTTGCGGCCCAAGTCCCAGAAGGTGTTGACCTTGTACTTGTGATCGATAGGGAAACGGCCCACCTGCTCATTGCTGTCTGCGTGCTGAAACTGGCTGGCAAAGTATGCGCCTTCTACTGCCTGCTCGAATGCTTCCTCTGGATATGACGGGTTTTCCCGTTTCATATCACCGCCCAGCAAGCCTTCCTGCCATATCCACCACGCCTTTTGCCCGTCCGTCAGGTCAATGCCCTGATCAACGCGCAGCATGTTGAAGTAAGCCTCGTGCTGCTTGGTTACGCGCACAACGTCGATGTCGTACACGTTGTTACTGTCCTGATGCCATGCGAAGAAATGAAACTTGAAGCTGCCCTCGTCCCGCTGCGCCTCGTCGCAGAACTGGTAAAAATATCCCTCTTGCCCTTCCGCCGTGCTTTCAATCGTTTTCTTGTTGTGTCCTACCGCTGGAAACGCACCCGTCACAATCTCCCGCGCCTTGTGCGGTGCGATAGCGCATATCTTGCCGAACTCTGACACGTGCAGCCGTTGAAGCGTTCCTGACCGCGCTGACGTGGCCACGCGGATGCTTGAGCCGTTTGTAAACCGCAACAGCCCCGCCCTGTCATTCTTGGCCGGTCGCGCTGCCTTTATGTCAGGCGGCAAGCTCTCATATGGAAACTTGACCTTTGTTTCAAATATCTCGTTAGCATCGCCAAGCGTGTGTGCAATGATACCCACCCGCCAATCGTCGTTAAACAGCACTTCATCCAGCCCCAAGATGCACATCAGCGTCGTCATGCCAAGCTGTCGCGCCTTGAGAATGATGTCAGACTGCGTTGCGTTTGCGAGATACCGCATCTGCGCATCATTCGGCACAAAGTTGACGCGCCGCCCGCGCTTGTCTTGTATCTTGTATAGATTAGCCAAGCGCCATCGCTGGTCGTGCATGGCCTCGTACAGTTCAGCCGGTTTCATCTGTCTCCGCTCTGCGCGCGTTAATGCTGGCGAACAAGCCTTCCATGCTCATGCTGCCATCGCTTGACGTGTTGTCATGCACGGTTTTTTCATACCAATCATCAGGAAACCTGTTCCGCATGTGCAAGCTGTACGTTGCATCCCTGAAACCCGGCACCTCGCCAAACGTTGCTTTTCTGCCCTGTTTTTCCCACCAAACTTGCGAATTTTGCTTAAATTCCTTGGCGGCGACGGAAAATTCAGGATATTTCTTCGCCCAATCGTTAAACGTATCCTTGTGAATGCCCAGCATTTGGCTTGCCTCAACAACGCCCTGACCCGTTTTTCCATAAGCCGCCAGCTTGTCGCACATTTCCTTTTTGTACTTAGTTGGCCCTTTTGGTCCTGTCTTTTTGGGCTTTGCCTTAGTCATGTCTCTGCCTCTGCTGCTTTCCCGCCAGTATATGCGCGCGGTGCAATCGGCGCAAGTGTTAGCGCGCGAACCACTCTTTCAACCGCGCCTGCACGCCCAGCTTCTTGGCTGTGTCCTCTATGTGCGCCCTGTCCTCAATCCATTCTGCGCTGCTTAGAATGTGCGGATGATACATTGCAATGAATGTGTATGCTTCCAGCCTGTCGCAGAACTTCAACATCCGGTGTTCACCCGGCGTGATGTCTGTTGGCGTTACACCCATATCTGCGCGGGCTTGTTCCTCTACCTTGTCCAGCATCTTTGCAAGCTCTGGCATTGCCTGCTTGGCTGGATACGGCACGTCACCGGCCACCAATTCGCCGCAATCGTGGTGAAGCGCTGCGTATATTAGACCCCGGCGCACGTTGGGCCAGAAATACAGCATGATCTGCGCAACGCGCCCGTGATGGTCTGCGTCTGTCTGCGTTGCTGTCACCTCTGGCCTTGCGTGCCAGCGTGTTACGCCACCCGACTGGTATATCGGATGAATGCCTATGTCTTGCTCTTTCATGTCTCACGCTCCTGTTCCTTTAGCTCAGCCTCATAAGCGTCCCAAGCAATGTCATAAGCAGCACGGGCATCATTTAAAGCGGCTTCACAAGACGCATGGTCATCATAAACGGAATGCTTAGAATAAAGGATAGAATTATAAGCATCTTGAGCAGCAGCTTTTAGTTCTTTGATGCGGGCCGCTTGCTTTTCAATTTGTAATTCACTCATGTCTCATCTCCCTTGACACCGCCCCTGACACTGCCCCCAACATTGCCATCGACACCGCCCCAGACACCGCCCCTGACATTGCCATAGACATTGCCGACATCGCCTGTGACATTCTCAACATGCATCTTACCATCTGCGGTAAAAACAACGACTTCCTCGATTTCTTTCATCTGTTCTTCTGTGTACTTCATGTCTCACTGTCCCTGTGTTGCGCGCCACATCTGCTTGATGCGCGCCTTGAGCGTGTCCCGCAAACCTTCCGGGCATCTGTCAATAAAAGCGCGGCGCTGCGCCAGCGTTGCAAGCCCTACGACCTGCCGCGCCATTCCTTCGATGATTTCATCCCGGCACCTGTCCGCGTATTTGCTGCGAATGTGAGCGCTCGGAAAACACAGCGCGCCGCCGCCTATTGGATCGCCAACGCGCCATGTGCGGTGTATCAATGCTCCCACCATTCCAGCTTTTTCGTTTTGCGCGCCACGTAATAAAATTTGCGCAGTTTCCAGTGCGGCGACGACTTAGGCCGCTGGAATATCTCACACGCGCCATTCTCTGCCAGCTTGAGCGCGTCCGCCTTGTGTGGCCCCGCCGCATAATCACCGAAGTGATAAATGACCTCGGCTCCTACCTCAGCATCCGCCAATGCCAGAGCCAGCGCTCCGGGCTTGGCCCGACTTACGTCAACGGGTTTTTGCACTTGCCCACCCATCAGAACGGGATTTCATCGTCTAGGTCGCGCGATGGCTGCGGCTGTGATTGCTGCTGTTGAGGCGCGCCATACCCGCCGCCGCTGTCGTCGTTGCTGCCACCATCAAGCATGGTTAACGTCGAACTGTACGGACGCAAAACCACCTCTGTCGAATATTTGTCGTTGCCGCTCTGGTCCTGCCATTTGCGCGTTTCAAGCTGGCCTTCAATATAGACCTTTGACCCTTTCCGCAAATATTGCTCCGCCACTTTGGCCAGAGGCTCCGAAAAGATAGCCACGCTGTGCCATTCCGTGCGCTCTTTCCGTTCGCCGCTGCTTTTGTCGCGCCATGTTTCCGACGTGGCAATGCGCAGGTTGCACACCTTGCCGCCGTTTTGAAACGTTCGCACTTCGGGGTCGCGCCCCAAATTGCCGATTAGAATTACTTTATTGACTGATGCCATTATCTTTCTCCTTGTTTAGTTTGTTATCCGTCGCCGTCGTCGTCGCCGTAGCCTTTACCGTCACCTAATCCGCCGCCAGCCATTCCGTCGCCGTTGCCGCTACCGTCACCGCGACCCGGTCCCGAGCCAAATTTACCGAAGCCGTCGCCTTGGCCGTTTCCGTGACCGTCGCCGGAGCCGTAGCCGTGGCTGCGGTTGTGGCTGTGGCCGACCGAATTTTCGTATTCCTCAAACATTACGGGGTATAAACCGGCGCGTCTTCAACCACCTTTGCCGCCTCAGGCGTGCAAGGGATAATCTCCAAACCGTCCAAAATGGTCATTTCGTCAACAGCAACGCAGATTTTTGACCGTGAACCAACCGGGCCATACGTTGCGACCTCGGACAAGCTAATGCCGTGCGGCGCAACATCCCACCGCCACAGGCGGCGCGCGTTTTTCAATTCGATCTGCCGACCATTCTGCGAAACAAGCTCCCCGCAATGCACTCCAGAGGCATATGTGCGGATGATGCACACCTTGCCAATGTGGGGCGATGGCGGCGCTGCGTCTTGATTGCCAAAAATTGCAGCCAGTTCTTTTGCTTTTCCAATTGTTAAATCGTTGATGTTCATTTGTCTTTCCCCTTGGTTAAATTGTTATCCGTTGCCATAGCCGGTTCCGGAACCGTGGCCTTGGCCGCCGCCGGAACCGTGGCCTTGGCCGTCGCCGAAGCCGGAACCTTCGCCGGAACCGCCAGAACCTTCGCCGTGGCCGCCGCCGGAACCGTGGCCTTGGCCGTCGCCGAAGCCGGAACCTTCGCCGGAACCGCCAGAACCTTCGCCGTGGCCGTCGCCGTAGCCGATGCCGCCGGGCTTTTCGTATTGCTCAAACATGCTTTCTCCCTTCTTTCTGCATCTTGCCGCATACATGCACCGCCCGCAACAACTATTTGCATTTTGCGCAAATTATTATTGCGTCATACGCTTTGCAGAATAGCCCGCCCGGCGCATTATCTCGCTTGCCGCTTCCTGCGTTATCCGCTCGCTTGCCTTTGGTGGCTCAGGCTGTCGTGCCGCCGCCATGCGCTCTGCCTCTTTCTTGCCGCGCGTTTGCTTTAGAATGCGCACAATGTCGCCCGGAGTAGGCCGCACGCGCGGGTTATCCCCGTTCCACTTGCGCAGGCCATAGACGACCTGTTCGCGCGTCCATGA